TTCATTTACACTTTTGTCCCAACAAAAGTCACTGGAACTGTCGGTGATGCCACCTACCACACCAGTGACAATAAAGTCATCGTTCAATACAATGGTGGAGCCAAGTATGAGCATGAGTTGTGGGATTATGATAGCGACACCATCTCCGCTGATTTTTGGTGGGGCACTAACGTGTTCTTAGTTGAACACTTTATTGATCCCACTGATAACTCACGTCGCATCGTTTTCCTCAACCCCTCCATACGGATTTTCAACCCACTGGCCCACCATATACCTGGTTATCGTATTGGACGTAAACAACTGACAGCCCATGGAGTCAATCACATCAGGTCACAGCGAATGGAAGATGGAGTCCCAACCCTCTGGTCATCAATCAGCATTGGCAACCAAGAAGTTGGCATCGATTTGCCGCTCGAAATAGTTTTCGCCGCGATAATTCGATGTCAGCTAGCTAAAGACCCCTCAATTAGTGATGTCGAGAGAATTTTCAGGGCACATAACCTTGAGAAACCCGACATTAAGGCTGCCATATTCATACAGATGTTCAAACAAAACCTGAACTTCGTCATCAAGCAGTTCCGAACCGTGACCCTGCCCAAGAGCACCATTCTTGACAATCATAGCTACCAAACCTTGAAACCCCTCATCACCGAGGATGGCAAACCTTCCGTCCGTCAAATAACACCACCAATCTTACCCACGGGAATGGCCCCCGTAAGATCCTATAACAACGACACAGAATGTATCCGAGGCAGAATCACCCTGGTACGCAACCCTAACCAACCTGTTCCACCGTTCTACGAACGGTGTGCAAATGAATTTATAGAGTTGTTAATACCCTCTGAACTCGCTGGTACTTTCTTCCCGTGGAGTGAAGCCCAAGCTGAAGAAGTCCAAAATCGCCCAACCCAAAGAGCTCTTGCTGCCCGCTCTAAACCTTTCGCTTTCCTACACTCTTTTATGGTTAAATCCTTCCAGAAGGCTGAGGTTTATGGCAAAGTGGATAGCCCGCGCAACATCTCAACTGTCCCCACCGACCACAAGATGCGCTACGCGAGCTTCATCTACCCCTTGGCAGAAAACATCAAGAACCAACCCTGGTACGCCTTTGGGAAAACCCCCCGCGATGTCACTATGAGAGTCCGCGAACTATGTTCTGACTCCAATTACATCGTCCCTACGGATTTCAGCAAATTTGACGGAACAC